AAACCGCGCTCGCCTCTTGCCCCGATAGGTCCAACTGGACCCTGCACACCTTGCTCACCCTGTTCGCCTATAAAACCACGCTCACCTTGTGGACCAGGATCTCCCTTTTCGCCTTTCGGTCCAGTTTCACCCTGATAGCCCTGCTCACCTATTAAGCCACGCTCGCCTCTTGGACCACGTGCGCCAGTATCACCTTTAATACCCTGTGGTCCAACCTCTCCCTGTGGTCCAGTTAAACCAGGATCGCCTTTCGGTCCAGTAAAAATACTACCTTCATGGATTTTTTCGATATTTTTTATTTGCGTTTCGAGCGATTCGCGGAGAAGTTCTATCTCCTCAGTAATAATTTCACTCGAGTGCTGCTTTGCTAACTTGAGAGCTGCAGCAAGAAGTTTAGCTTCCTTTAATTCGCTGACGACACTCATAGATCATCCTTAATCTCGTCTTTTGTCACTTTATCTAGAGCTTTAGTCATGCTCTCTATGAGTAATTTATCTTCTTCAGAAAGAGGTTTTTCTGGTTCAACTGAACTATGTATTTCAACAATTTGATTATTAGAGTCTGGCTTGTATTCCTCCTCTTGAGGCGGCTCCTCTTCAGGCTGATCTGTATCACCTGCCTCGCTCTTCATCTGAGCATCGATTTCTGCTATCTCATCCTCGGTGAAACGAAGAACATGTTTACGGATCCACTCAGCTGAGAAAAACTTTCCTTCAAATGCTTCTGCTTGCTGAAGTATGGAAAGACGTGAGTTGATAAGTTCCTGCTCTTTAAGTTCGGTGAAATAATTATCCTTCATAAAGTCATATTTCACACTATTTTTTATCGAATGCCACTCTGCACGAGACATAACACCAGTTAGAGCAAGTTGTATTTCAAGCAACTCGTCAAATAACATGCTGAATCTATTTCGTAAACGGCTGACGAACTTAGTAAACTTCAGCTCATCACGCGATATTTCACTGGCTCGACCAAGGTTGAATGCATTATCAGCCTCAAGTCTCGACACTGGAACATTCAGAGACATATAAAGTTTTTTGCGGAAGTAATCTACATCTTCCATTTCACCGAGGTTCTGACCGCCAGGAAGTGTGGTAATTTCGGTTCCGCGACCACCCTCACGACGAGGCAACCAGTAATCTTCGAGCATCGTCATAAACTTACGATCGTCTCTGACCTCACCTGTATTTGCATCATAGACGAGTTTATTTTTATGTTTCGTCATCATGTCGCGCAAATATTGCTCGGCTTTCATCTTCGGTAAGTTACCCACATCAATGTAAAATATTCTTCGCTCAGGCGCACGCGCGAGACGATAGATTACAACAGCATCCTCAAGCATACGCAACTGGTTCATTGGCTTGATTGCTTTTTGCAAATGACCGAGGATCATTTTATTGCGACCATCCATCAAACCACAATGAATATGGCATATGCTATCTGGTGAAATTTTAATACCTTGTGACGCCTGTTGTGCACCAATGCCTGAGTGATTGTATAAGTAGTACTCATTGTATGCAGGTGCAGGCTTTAAGCCACGTGGTGGCGGTGGTTTGTTATTGATTTTTTTAGCTGGTTCACGAACCTTTCGTATCCTACGAGGATCGATATAACGCAACTCTTTTATTCCTTCGCGAGGTTTCGTTTCATCTATCATTATGTGATAGTACAAACGCCCATCAATATACCATCGTTTAAATATATCGTACGAAATATTAGAAAGATCGAGCATTTCGCCAATCTTATAAAACTCTTCGCGGATACGATTTTTGACACGCTCTGGCTGTTTCACCTGATCTAAATCTAATTCAACAGGAACCGAACGTTCATTAGTTACAATGGCTTCATTAACTATATCTTCGATCGCACGCTCACACTCAGGTTGCATTGAAAGCTCTCGATATTTTGTAACGAGTTCTGCCTCATTTTTCGCTGTGCCTTCAACATCAAGAACCTGACCATAAACACCGCCAGAGGCAACTTCAATCGCACCATCCTCGTTAGGTGGTGGTGCAAAGGAAGGTATCGCCTCGGCACGTTGCGCTTCCTCGTCAGCACGACCGATTCTAAATCCAAATAATTCAACTGCCATATCTTCTTCCTAATAGAAATGGAGACCGCCAAAGATATTTAGCGGTCTCCACGCAAGCGAATCTGTGTGTTCCGATCGATAGACCGCTTCAATTAAACGACTATAGTACCAGTTGTCGTTGGAGCAACCGTTTGCCAGTAATCATACTGAAACTCGACAGTGAAAATTTCTATCGCATCAGCATTATCCCAATCAAGGTCAATCGCACTGACATTAGTTGGGAAGATGTTGATAAATTCGTATGTACGAACTACACCGCCAGTTTTATTGTATTGACTGACTGTAGCAGTCGTACGATAACTTGCTAGTGTTGAGAGACCACCATCGCGCAAGTTAGCCTGATGCGCGTTGATAGCATTACTCCACTGTTCCATTGCCTGACGAATTACGAAATCTTCGTCATTGAGAACTGTTACTGTCCATGGCTCAAAAGTTCTTGTACCAGCCATTTTAACTTCACGCCCAAAATACCTTTGGGGGATGACACTCAAGATACTAGCAGGAATCTGAGCAGCACGGCAGGTAAAAGACATCCTTTCACCGATTGCGGGAACCCCAGCTGGAGTATCGACCGTCACACTGAATAGTGAGGGGCGAGCACCGCCGAACGGTAGACCAGCAGAGGCGAACTCTGTTACATTAAATGGCATATCCTATATCTCCTCTTTACCTATATTTAGCCGAACTGACCAACGATTTCAGAAAAATCAACACCAGTCCGAACTGCAACAAAGTTGAGTTGGATAAAGTTGATTGCTCGAGCAGGTTTGATGAAGATATCACCGACAAACTCGTTTCTATCTATTACCTCGCCAGTGTTATTAGTTTCGTCACACACAACACGGAAATCAAATATACCACGACGACCCTGAACATCCCTAAGGAAAGGCTCGACCAAGTTTCTAAACTGTGCTCGCGTAAACTCATCATTGAACTCAAAGAGCGTAAACTTAGCTGCAGTTGCAATCGCTTTTTCGAGAACGATAAACAGTCGACGCACATTGATACGATCAAAGGCACTCGGCTTATCGAGCAAAGTTTTATCACCGAAGAGCAAGGTTCCTTGACCAGCCTGAGTGATAACAGGATTAATTCCGTTTTTATAAAGTTCATCACGCTGAGTTTTATTAGGATTAAACGACAGCTTGACTACATTTTTCATAATACCGCGATTAAATCCAGCTGGTGAGTACCAAGGGTCGCGAGTATTATCGGTGCGAACCATAAGACCAGCGGTGTCACCATTTAGCGGAACATACCTGAAAACGTCGTTATATTTGTCATACTGATATTTGAAACCGCTGTCCATAACCGCATAAGAAGTTGACCTTAGAGTATTGCGGAAAGCAATTGTATCCACAACTTCTTTGCCAACGTAACTGGAGTTGTTGACAACATCGGCACGTTCTGGTGAAATACATACGATACAGTCCTTCCTAAA